GATGCGTTTGCTATTACATAATCGTGCTGTGCCATTTAAAAACCACCTGTAATTTTGTTTTGAAAAACCGTAAGTTGCATATTCATATTGTCAATATCCCCTTGCTAGATAGTAAGCGGTCCTAGATATACCTGTGCCGCTTGAGTTATAAAATCTAAGTGTAAAACCTGTAGCAGAACTGCTTGTGATAGCGTAATAGTCACCTGTGTCCATGTCATTAGCGGTGATAGCAATCTGTGGTGTTGCTAGGAAAGGCGTATCGTAAGTAAAAGTAGATCCTGCTGCGTTAGTTGTTGCTGTTTCTGACTCAAACCTAAAATAGACTTCTGCTTTTGCTACTAACTGCGATACGTTTATCTGGTGCGTTGTATCGCCTGTACTGCATTCTAGTTTAAATCTATGACCTCTACCGTAGTAATTACCTATAGTAAATTCTTGATATGCTGACCAACTAGCAGATCCGCTTGCAGGATCATCATTTGTAGAACTGATAAACAATGTAGCGTCAACATCATCAAAAGTATTAGCATCTATAGCATCCCAAGTATCTATATTGCCTGCTCTGTTATCCCATATATCAGTTGTTGCAACTGTAGTAAATGTCACGCTGCCAACCAAAGTTGCTGACATAACACGCGTTAGATCTATCTTGTCTGCAAATTCGTAAGATCCTGACGTATCTACACCACCTATAGCGTCAAATAATCCCCAGGTATCTATATTTTCAGTCTTACTGTCTATAAGTGTATCAGCTTCAAATTTGAGTACACCGCTATCTGCGTCAATAACCATGTTTGTTTTAGTGCCTGCAAACGTTGTATCTGTTATTGTTGCCTGATCGCGTTTTTCCAAAACAGAAGGGGAAACAGTATTAACAATACTTGTGGCGTTAGCAGATTTATTGCCTGTAGAATCTACTGCTTTTATCAAATACGTACCTGCTAACAACGGCATTTGTGCAGAATTAGATGAACCAGGAACATCAGATCCTATTTTGAGTGCTTGGCCCCATGTTGCACCGCTTGTGGCTACAGAATGACGTATCTCAAACGTACCGCCAACTTTAACATCCAAATCTGTAGTAGGTGTCCAGGACAAGTTAGCTTGCGTACTTTCTATACGTAAATAAAAATTAGACACGTCTTGTGGTGCTGCGCTTAATCCTGTTATTTCTGCGGTAACTGTTGCATAAGCTGATTTTATACCTGCATCATTAACAGCGCGCACTCTAAAATCATAATCAGCAGGCTTTATGTCAAAGAACTCAAAGAAAGTGCCTGTAGCAGATCCTAGACGCTCAAAATTAGTGGTTTCTGTTGTAAGTTTAAATTCAACCTCATAGCTTTCTATGTAGATCCCTAAAGCTTCCCATTCTGGATTGGATTGTGCTACCCAAGACAATACCGCCTTTGCTTTAACCCCAGATCCTTGAGTAGTTGATACAAGTGATTCTACAACGCCTGTTATGCCAGGTGAATTTACAGCAGGCAGTATTGATGTACCTTTTACATCTACAAGTACAGTCGCATAATTAGACATAAATCCTGCTGTGTTTACGGTCCTGATAGCAAACTGATAAACACTAGGATCTAAATTATCTATAGTGAATTGTGTTCCTGTTACCGTTCCTGCTTGTATGTATGTTTTACCTGTAGAACCTTGTATATATGCTACTTCGTAATGTTTTATGTAAGTTGTATTAGGTGCTGTCCAAGATAAAGTAATTCTGTTTGTTACTTTAGGATCATTAAATAATAAGGTTTCATTTGTAGTTAAGTTTGTAGGTGCTGCAACAACATCTAATGACGGCAAAGCTGTGTTAGGTGCAGTGTCAAATGTTTTAGCTGTACCTACTGTGTAAACGTCTGCGTCATATTCTCTAGCCACAATAGATACTTCGTCATTTGCTTCAATGCCTACTTGTATAACTCTAAACAGTTTACCTGCGCCACTATTTAGACTGGACCAACCAGGAGCATCTAATTTTATGTAAATAACATCGCCTACCTCTGCTAACAATCCCTCTTGTGTTGTATTAAATTCAATGACTATGTTTTGCCTGCTCTGTTTTAATATTTGTTCAGCAATCATTTGTGCTTGGTAATAATCTGCTGTGTAGGGCAGTTCTATTTTTCTTTCTAAGAGCAAATCATTATCTTGTGTTTTATATGTGCTACTTTCTGAATATACAAAATCTGCTTGCCATTCATTATCAGGGTTAAAGAAGTTTGCTTGCACTCTGTTAGCTAAACTGGCTTTGCCTGGCAAAGTGATATTGAAATTTGGCATTATGTTTGATTCATCAAATGTCAAAGATGCGCTTTCTGGTTTATCTATAACCAACTTATAAAAACCACCGCTAAAAACTAACATACCTCTACAAGATGTCAGCATCTTGTTAAGTATGTCCATGCTAGATTCGCCAACCGTAACAACACCATTCATAGTGAATCTTTTTTGTGTAATCGTAGTGCCGTCATCTTTAGTGATAGTTATTTTTTCATCACAGTAATTTGCGGCTGCTTCAAATGAACTATTGCTTATCTGACTAGAGGGAATGCCTTTACCATAAGTTGTATTTATCAAATAGTCTCTTATACATAAGGCAGGATTATTACTGTATCGCTCTATAGAAAATGCAGATCCAGAGTAAGTATTTCTAGTATCTTCTACTACTTTACCCAAAACATCAGCATTGATTGTTGGCACACCAGATCCCCAAACATCTGGATCATGTCCTAATTCAACATGCAGATAAGTCACACCGCGCAATCTATATTCAGAAGTCCATTCAAAAGGTCTACCAGGCGCGTTTGCTATATTTATAAGATTTTGATCTGCGGCTTGATTAGCTTCCCCTAAGTGTACGCTTACATTAACTCTGTTTTTAAATCTTGCATCAGGTTGCGGCCAAATCTCAACATTATTTGCATATACTTTTTTTACTGCGCCTATAGGTCCTTCACATAGGGCAATAACCATATGTAACCATTCATTTGGATTTGTGCCGCCGCCTTCTGCTTCTGAAATATAACCAGGTGAAGTTGACACAAATACTTGAACACCACCTACACGCCTTGCGCCATATATGACAGGTAAAGGTGCTGAACTGGATCTACTGTTACTAAGAACTGTTGCGCCTTGCTGTGCTAATCCAATTTCAGGAATTTTAAATAAGCTATTTACATAACTGCCTGCTGAATAAAAGAAAGCGGCGGCAGCTACATAACCTATAACCTGTTGGCCTACTATGCTTGCACCTGCGGCCCAAGCTAGTCCTGAAAAGAACCTTACTACACCTGCTACAAAATTGACTGCCTGTGGCATTAGTTAATCCTCAATGCCCAATTATAAAAACCAAAATCTAGAACCTTAGTGATGCTAGTTTTGCCGTCTTCTGGTACTGATAGAACATTAGTACCCATGCAGATATGCCCCATCTCATATGCTTTATCATGCACTATTAAGATATCACCAGTCCTGGCTAATTTAGGCGGTAATCTAGTTGCATTTAATTCTTGTACTATGCCATCTGTAAAACTGTATTTTTGTTTTTTATTAAACTTAACCGCTCCAATCTTTGTTTTGTATTTACCATAGATCATTTTTAATACATCTTTACCCCATACCTCATCAAGATATTTAAGGACCAACGTATTACAGTCATTTGTACCCCAAGCAAATGGCGTATCAAGTTCCTTTTGTGCAAATGCTATAGTTTCTAAATCCTTCATAATGGCAATACGTATTTAACTTTTTCTTCTGGTTTTGCTGCACTAATGCTGATTGTTGTATTTTTTTTGCCACCTCTTGCCGCGCTAGTAGCCTTAACAGGTAGCTTTACATAAGTATAGGCACCACCGCCAACAGCAGTAGAAGTAGCGGCAGTATCAACGGTGACTGTAAAACTATTAGCGTTAGGTACGCTTGCAACTGTATGTGTTTTATTTAGATCTGTGGCAGGAACACCGCCTACATCAGTACAACCTATGATTGTTACGCTATCGCCAGTAGCTAAGCCATGTGCAGTGTGGTGAAAGGTGACGGTCGTGCTTCCTGATGTAGTAGCTACAAATGGGCTATTGGGTGACAAACCATCTATAGTAACTCCGTCACCTCCACCGTTATTCACTGTACTGGTTACTGTATCTGTGACTGTTATATTTACAGCGTCATTACTCTTTATAGACGCAACTGTTTTTGTACCGTTTATGCTCGTATCAGCAACACCGCCAACTGCGGCCGCACCTGCAATGACTATTGTGTCCCCTATATCAAGGCCATGCTCTGAGATATTGACTGTAAATGTATTAGCAACTGTAGTATCTGTTGATATAGGCGGTGCCGTTGTTTTTTCTTGTTTGACTATTTCAACCTTTGCAGTTCTTACGCCATTGCTTGCAACTTCTTTTACTTCAAAAGGTTTATTTACTAGATCTATTTCAGAAATGCCGCCAATATCTCCTGTGTTTTCTAACTCTACAAACTGGCCGACCTTAATAGTTTCTGTTGGATCTAATATTTCTATTTGATTTTCTTTATTAGTCGTAGTCTGCGTTTTTATACCAGTTGTAACAGGCGGCTCGCCATATACAGTTAAAGATCTTCCACCTGCAAAGTTTTCAACAACGCTAACTGTTTCATCAATGTCAAAATAGAAAACATTATCGTCCTGTACCGTAACAGTTTTTTCACCGTTTATTGAAGTAGCAGGCACGTCAGTTAGATCCTCTGCTCCATCTATCTCAACCGTATCACCTGTATTGTAACCATGCTCTGCTACATTGACATAAATTCTATCGCCTAAATCTGGATCTACTAAAATAGGATTGCCCCAAGGATTAGTTACAACTTGTGACTCAGATCCAATGCCACCTGTATTGACATAAGATGCGCCTGTAAGTTCACCAGTTAAAGATCCTGCGCCTTCTACTCTGTTACCACCGTTAAACTCTTGGCCCCAAACTATGTCTTTTATGATTTGTGATGCGTAAATAAAACCTTTGTCGCCAGGATAGTACAACTGTTGATTTTCGTGATTTGTGTATCGTCCTGGTGTTTTTTCAAAATCTACAAATTGATTTGAAACTGTAACACCTATAGTTGCTAAACCTGAATCTGTATCTTCTGTGATAATAGGGTTATCCATTCTTCCATCAAATATAATTACAGGATCCGCAATCAAAGCATTAGAAGTGTCTATAAATGCTTTTCTAATAACTACGCGCCTATCAACATAATTTTCTGTAAGAAATAAGTTTGTGTATTGTTGATCTACACCAGATAAACCTAGTGTAATCTTAGAAGCTGATATAGATGCAGATTCTTCTATAGTGTCAAAATTTAAAAAGAAACCTAACGCTGTATATGTGTTGCTACTATAAGTTATGTCTCTAAAGTTATCAGTAACGTAATAAGTGGCACTATCTAAGTAAACTTCTACAAGATGCAGTGGATGTGATTGATCTTTTACAATCTCATTCTGGAAAGCTGTTGTACTTCCTCTATTTGCCACTAGATCACCTCAACAAGTTCTATTTCATATTGGTAATATCCTGATGCGTCAGTTGTGTATTGTCTGTTGTCACTTGAAAAAGCGACCTGAAAAGGAACAGACGCAATAGTTAATGTTTCGTTATCAGCAACAGCACTATCTAATTTAGGTGCAAAATTTAAAGTTGCTTCACCAGATCCATCACTGCTCATATCTGCTGTAGCCATATAAACTTTTGTATGGCCTGAAAATTTAAAAAAATCACCAGATCTTAAAATATTAGATGTGCTTGCAGTTAATCCATCTAAAGCGGCAGAAGATACACCTGCTGCCAATGCACCGTTAACTACTGGTGTTTCACTAGATACACCTCTAGTTGTGCCTATTGTTGTTGGCACCCAAGTAAAAGTCTCAAATTGTCCGCGTTGTGCAACGCTGAATGCATATATAGGATCTAAATCAGATCTAGCTAAAGGTGGAAATATACATTTGAATAACCATCTTTGCCCACCTCTAGATCTAACCTGTCTACGCAAGTTATTAGCAACACTGATGAGCGTAGGTTCAACGCTTTGAACTTCTATGCTGACTGGTTTTGGAGTGCTTGGAAATGTTCCGCTCATCCTAATGGTCCTCTTTTACCGCGCTTTCTAAATGATTGTTCAACAATACCTACAATAGTTGGCGCTTGTTCTGCTATAGCGGCTGTTGCGCCTTTTGAATCAAAGGCTTTTATTTCATAAGTGATGTTAACGTTAGTGTCTCCACCACCTGCCATAGCTAGTTGGTTGTTAGGCACTATGCCGCCGCTTTGTCCTGGTATAAATAATTCTGGTCCTTTTTCGCCTACTAGATATGGTCTACCTGCTGTTACAGGTCCACCGTTGGCGCGTGGCTCAAAACCAAAAAATCCTGTTACAGCGCCTACAGCTTTTTGTACTACAAATATCCTTATAAGTTCTGAAATTATGGCTTTAGCTATTTGGTCCATAGTATCTTTGAGACCTTCTGCGCCTGTGCGTATATTCATAAACGCATTAACTAAACCATCTTCTAGGTTTTTGGCTACATCTTCACCTAGTTTAGATAGATCTTCAAACTTATTGGCGCCATCGTTAAAGACTTTTCCAAAACCTTCTGCAAACTTTTCTAAACCTGGAAATGCTGCTAAATTTTCTACAGCTTCATTTACTTCAGTTATTTTTGTTTTAGCGTTTATTGCGGCCAATGCTGCGGTTGTAAGCTTATTAGCAAATTCTTCTGCTTTTTTACCTGCCGCACCAGTAGCAGTCATTAACTGACCTTGTATTTCTGCAAACTTTTGAGCTTCTATAGAAACTAACGGTAAAGCGTCTAAAGCTTCTAACATTGTCAGTTGGAAATTAACAAAAGCGTTGTTGATGCCTACAAAAGTTTCTTCTAAGGTATCTCCAAACTGACCAACGACACGGATTGCATCAGCTAAGGCGTTAACCATAGTTATTGCAATTGTTTTTCCTAACCCATCAAATGTACCATCTGCATCCCTGCTTTGTTTTAGTGCGTCAGTTAATCTTCCAGATAATTGATCCAATGCAGGTAAAAACGCACCTATAATTCCTGAAGCTATAGCATTGATCTGTTTTTTTACGCGATTGATACTGTCTGCAAATTTTTCTGCTTTGAC